CACGTCGCAACAGTGTCTGCGTATTCTGCTCCGGTCGGAATTACAAGTTCTTCGTTTGTCGCAAAATAAATCTGATCTCCCGCCGTAACCAATGTTCCCTGCGGAACTTTAATATCCCTGTTCTGCTTTTCCGACACTGTAAACCGTAGGGTAGCCTGTGCGCTTTCTTCTCCGGTTTCTGCATATCCAACTAACGCTCCAAGATTTCGTAAAGCCGCTCCGTGCGAATATTTTAAGAAATTCTGTCGATATCTCTCCTGCATCACATACGCCAGCTGCGAAAACATTCCCGCCGTCGCATTGATCAGCAGTTTTATATAGTTTCCTGGATATAACGTTATTTCTTCACCGTTCTTTTCCTCGTAATCTGTTTCAAAATCATTCACCATTTCTTCGATTATATGGTTCACGTCCAGATCTTCCTCTTTAATTAAATCAATTTCCGGAAGTGCTTCCAATATATCAATTGCCGACATCCGCAATCACCACCTTTACTTTTCCGTTATTATCCACATCTACCTGTGTAACTTCTGCACGATCTTCCCACTCCTCCGCTTGCGCTATTAGCTCACTTGCGTATTCGTTTTTTGCGTATTGTGTGGGCAGCGCAATTCTATGCACTCCAATATCTCTTGCATATGGGGCGGAACCATATGGCGTACTTGCAATAGTGCCGAGATTATCTTCAATCATTTTTCTGTCTGTGTTTGAATATTCTCCTGCAAATTCTACATTGTCCATATTTTCTCCCTACTTTGGTATCTTTAATTTCATTCCAACACGTATTAAGTTTGGATTTTTAATCTGGTTTTTGTTCGCGTTATATATTTTTGTATATTTCCCACCGCTTCCATAGTATTTCTTTGCTATTTTCCACAGGCTGTCACCTTTTTTCACAGTATAAATGTCGTAAGAAGCTTTTTTGGCACTTTTAGCTGTTTTTGTTTTTTTATCGTTTTTTTTGCTTGCCGTTTTTTTCTTTTTGTGAGCTGTCGGCTTTTCTTTTAATGTTATATCCATGGTTATTGACTGCACACGGCCATTCCACATAATGGTTTTATAAGCATCCGACATTTTTGTTATTACAAAAGGGTTTGATCCAACTTTCGATCCACCCAGCGTCAAATATTTTGCTGCACCCTCATTTTTGTATTTTCGCAATTTCTTCTCAATGCTTTTTGGTTTTACCTGAAATTGTGCGTCCGCAATAATAGTAAACGTCACTTCATCCAATCCCGGATTGGAAAATTCCAGCCATGGTTTTTTTCCATCTCTTGGGTGCTCCGAATGGGTTGCATCTCCCTCCCTTACCATATCCTGGATAGATAGTGCTTTTACTCCCTTTTCATTTTCTTTAATTTCAAAAGTTACATCTCCAAAACTTCCGATTTTCCCCATTCTTATTCCTTCTTTTCAAGTGTGTCGTATAACAAATTTTTTACACTAAGCGTCCGTGCTGTTATACTCATTATTTGCTCTGTGCTTTCATATCTTAATGCAGCTCCTCCAGGTAGGCTAATATAGTACAGTCCCTTTTTCCCATCGTCCGGCTGATTAGTCTCTGAATACACCGGTCCAAGAACCAATGCTTTTTCTATTTCCCCATTATATTCTTCCGCTAATACCGCAACGGTATCTCCGTCCTGTGGCATGTGGTAGTCCCATGCAAGCAACGGCACATCTTCCAGAACTTGTCCATCCGCATCTGGTATTACGATTTTTACAGTTCCTGATTTATAATTTACAGAAACAATTTTGCAATAAAACAGTTTCATTTTCCCTCCTAAAAATCTGCAACAACCTGATGGAGCGTAAGTGCCGTAGTATAAGCTCCTCCGCTTTTTGTATTTGTCGCAGAATCTATGAAGTATTTTCCGTCCAATTTTCCAAAATCTTTCAGATTCACATTTACCGCTGCTGTATACATCGTGTTCCCAGTCAACGTAATAGTTGCCGTTCTGCATTCCCTTATGCTCGATCTTAATGCCGCTTTCGCTTTCAATTCTGCATCCTTTAGAGATTCCGCTTTTTCGGTTACATACATAACGCGGCTCCCGTTCGTTCCCGGTCTGTGAAATGTATATGAGAGTGTCTTTCCGTTTTTCCCGGTATAGCTGATCTTTACCGCATTGTATTCCTTCGATCGCTGATCGCTGATCTCGTATGCGTTTGACCCTCCGAGAGATGTGCGCTTTATCGTTGTGATTGCTTTCTTTCTTTCGTACTTTGTCTGGTCATATACAACCATTTTTTTGTTGTAAATTTTCAGACAAAGATCATAGTCCTGGCAAATCGAAAAAGCAAAACTCAGATCCGTCTTTCCGCTTTGTGAAATGCTATCTATTTTGTGATCGCTTGCGTCAAATTGCAGCGGAATCCCTGCATTTTTCGCCAAAGCGGAAAGGATGGTTTTAATCGTTGTCTTTTTCCATGTTCTATGTCTTTGAGTTACGTTAAATCCCGTATTAATCGGAACTGATAACCCAGATATTTCTACCGTTTCCGGAAAGCCATGAAAGCTTAATGAATCCAGCATAAATTTTCCACAGTACACCTTCTGCGTGGCTTTGCCTACCGGCCAGTCCTGTGTCTGTATCCACGCTTGGATAAAATCCTTTGATGTCGGCATGTATCCACGCATCCACTTCTGCTTTCCATCATTTCTAAGTGTAAGAGTTAGCGTGTCAGCCGATCCACTTGCGTTATCCACCCACTCAAACGATTCCATGTCTGACGTTATTTTATGTTGTTCGTCTTTCTCGTTGTATTTCAAGATAATCGTGCTTTTCATTCCACATCTCTCCACGGTGGCAATTCTTCTTCTGTGTCTGGATCTTCTGCGTCAAAATACGGACACCAGATTTTTACTCCATCCAAAAAAATTGTTGTCGTCAAAAAAATAGCATTTTCTTGAGCACCCATCAAAAGATCCGTCCGTGACTCATCCCCATAGACTTTCCATGCGATCAGGTCCCACATGTCCCCTTCTTTGGTTGTCCAATAATATCCTCCCATCAGAATGCCACTCTCGCTTTCTTCTTTGCCGCTTTTTGCAACATATTCTGTACATCCCCATAAGTTGTCCGCATTGCGTCCTGTACATCCGCTTTCTTCGCATTTCCCTGGATAATCACTGTCGGATTAAATATCAACTGCTGCGCTGTCTGTTGGCTGTTACTTAATATAGTACGCGGCTGTCTGTCAAACATCCCCAGCATCGCCCCAGATGTATACCAGATGTCCTTTGCCCGCTTGGAACCATCCAACGGCTGTACCGCTTCCGGCTTTCCTTCCTCTACTAGCGATGTAATAGTGTATTTGTCGTAAAATCCACCTTTCGCATTTTGCGTAAAAGGTACGGTCTTTTTAGCTCCCGGCATTTTCCCATTGCTGATATTTATAATATCCTGTGCCAGTTTCGTGCTGGTATTGATCGGATGCGCATCATTCTTTTGCTGGATATAACTCTGTGCTTTCTGCATGGCATCCGTCACGGAATAATTAATATTCGTCAATTTTGTGTCAAGGCTTAGTCGAATATCTGTGTTAATATCATAACCTTTTGAAAACGTTGTTTTCGCTTCGTTCTCAATACCAAAATACGCCTTTGTGAATTCATCACCTGACTGCCTTACAAAGCTAGTAAAGTCGTCATCCGTAAGTAGTTTGCTAAGAATTCCTTGCGATAAAGCGTCGTAATTTCCCGACAATCCTTGAATTGTATACATTCCCTCAAGTGCTTCTTTTATCGCATCCGGTACTTCCTTTCCAGCCTCTTCATAACGTCGCGCAGCGTCTTGCAGATCTTCGATTTGGTTCTTCATTTCCACTGCAATTTTTCCAAGGCCTTTTTTGTCTGCTTTTGTTATTTCCGTTCCGTAGATTGAATTTACTTCGTTCGCCAAATTGTTCACGGCTAGCCCTGGATTATTTTTCCACAGTGACCGTGTCTCTTCGTTTGTTAAATCAGTATAGGTTTCATAGACCTGTTGCGCATCTTCCATGGCTTTTTTGATTTTTCCAGAATATGCGTCATCAACTGTGCTCACTGTGTAATCTGCTGCTTTTACCTGTGTGCCTTCCACGCCCTTGTGGTAGGCTTTAGCCGCTGCCGCCTTGTCCTTTTCAAACTGCGTATCCGTGTAGGAGCTGTCTGTTGCTTTCTTGTACTCATATCCCTGCAGGGTGTTCTGATAGGCTTCTTCCTCTTTGTCTGCCGCATCCTTAACCTGTTTCTGTAGTTCTTTCTGCAACTGCTCAAATGCCTTGGAGTCCAAATCCGCTCCGGAATACTTCATTTCAATCGCATCAAACTGAGCATTCGTCTCTGCCGCATTCATTTTTTCAACGATGCTTTGCATCTTTTTCTGGTATTCTTCGACAACCTTGTTCTCGTCAATATCAATGATTCCATCTAAAAGTGCACCATTCGTTTTATCGTACAGATAGTCGTGCAACTCATCTCCCAAAGTATCAAGTTGCTGCTGTGCGCCCTTAAAAGTATTGGAAAGTTCCTCATCCTGCTCGCTTCCATCTCCGAAAAGAAGCGCCGTCGAAATATGCACCTCATATCCACGATCTGATGCGTATTGCTCCACGTTTTTAGTGTAAGTGTCTAACTGCGTGGCATAGGATTGATAATCATCCTTGTCCATACTGTAGCCCACGTTTACCTTCCATGAGCTCTTTTCTACATCCGTCAGACTGTCCGTGATGTTCCCAAGAGACGTTTCGCTTTGCTGCATCGCCTCATTCAGCGCATCCACTTTCATCATTGTGTCTTCTCCGATGATGTTTTGTGCCAGTTTGTCGATTTCATCCAGGCTTAGCCGTACATTTCCAAAATGATCTTCCAGGTTACTCTGTGCCATCTTCTCGTTGGCATTGTCTATCGCGCCTTTTATAGCATTGTATCCTGCAATCGCTGCAGATACCGCAAGTGTTACCCCTGTCACTCCGCCACCGGCGCCGCCGAACGTTTCCATAAACTTTTTTATTCCGTTTACAGCGCTTGCTCCTTTTGCCGCTATATCAATCGCAAGGATTCCACCAGCCACGCCTTTCAGCGCTCCAATTACAGCGGTTTTATTTTCTACGATAAACGATACAGCCGAAGATCCAACCTCATACGCTTTTTCGACGGTTCCCTCCACACTTTCGATTGCGTTAGCAAAATCGTATTGGTGAGCCTGCGCATAGGCTTGCAGATCTTTCGTAACCGTCGGGATGAATTCCGCTTCCCACTGGATAAACTCTTTTTCCGAATCGCTTACGGTATCCACTACCCGGATCTGCATATCCTCAAGTGCTGACTGCCGGATTGCTTTCGCGTTTGCCAGCGTATCCGTTGTGGTGTCGTACATCTTATTCATGGCACCGGTACTGTTTGATATAGAGCTCTCCAGCGTATCCCATGCGGATGCACCGTCTTTCGTGCTCTCCTTTACGGAGTCAAGCAGGTATCCAAACTGGCTGTATCGATGTACTCCGGCAATAGCAGCCATGGTTGTAGCTTTCTGTTCGTCCGTGTAGTCCGCCATTGCATCGTTTATATTCAGCAGTGTCTGGCGCAACCCCACAAACTTACCGTCTGCATCCCACAAACTTACGCCCAGCTTGTCAAACGCTTTCATAGCCGTCGAATTCGACACAATACGCGTCAAAATAGAATTCATGGCCGTTCCGGATTCTTCTGCTTTTGTTCCGTTGTTCGCCAGAACCCCAGTGGCTGTAATCAAATCGTCCATGGATACGCCCAGCGTTTTAGCGGCGCCTCCGGATTTAACCAGTGAACGGAGCAACTGCTCCGCATTTGTGTTTGCCTTGTTGTTTGCCATGGCAACTTTGTCAAGGTATGTTTCCATTCCCTCAACTCCGACTCCAACAGCTGACATGGAATCTGTCACGAGATCGGATGTGGTCTTTAATTCTCCATTCGTGGCCGCTGTTGTTTTTAGCATTGGATTTAATGCTTTTAACTGTGTATTAACGTCCCAGCCTGCAAGCGCCATATACTTCATAGCTTCCGCAGATTCCGCAGCTATGAACTTTGTGGTCTTCCCCGCATCCATCGCAGCTTTTTTCTGTTGCTCATACTGGCTTGTTGTTGCTCTGGAAATGGCCTGCAGCTCTTTCATCTGAGTTTCAAAGTTGCTGTATGTCTCATTTGCTTTTGCCGCCATAACAGCCACCGCAGTTCCGGCTGCCACTCCTGTTCCAAGCATCACCCTTCCGGCTTTCATGGCCACCCGATCCATTGCATTCAGTTTTTTTACAGATCCACTCAGTACGGCATCGTACCCGGTTCCTTTTTTTGCTCCGATTTCCAGCGTCGTTTTGAATGTGACATTTTTCCCCATTATGTGTTGCCTCCTTGCGCTTGTATGATCTCGTCCGCCACTTCCAGTAGATCTTCAATCGGCATTTCTCGCAAATACTGCAACGATGTGCATAATCTCATGGATATATGTACCGTCAGTTTTTTTAATTCTGAGAGATCATCGATCCCTATAAAACTAAAAAATAATATTGCACCACATTCTCCACTTCATTTATATCTTTCATTGACAGCATGTTGAAAAATTCTACCGGGAGACTTGTCGCACGCATTGCAACATGTTTGCAGTACATTGTGTCTCGGAATTTATTTACCAAAACCCTCCCCATCGCTCTCATTACATCGTCCAACTCCTGTGAGTCAGTTGTACCCATCTTTCGCATGCCGGAAAGATCGATCTTGTCATACTCTTTTCCTTCGAATTTATATGTTTTTTCAAAGGTCGCTACAAGCGGTGGCAACTCCTTTTTTTTCGTCTGCTCGTTTGTTACATCCATTTTTGCTTCTAACTTTACTGTTTCGTCCATTTTTCGCTCCTTTCCTTGTGCAGCCTGTTGCGACGTCGCAACAGGCTTTTGCTGCTAAATATAATTCTCAATATCCGCGGTCATATCTTTTCCTGCGATCTTTACCGTTCCCTTCAATTTATCAATGCAGGTAACTTCTTCCCCATCGATAATATCCTGGTAATAGATTGTTTCTTTCGTAATCGAAGGCTCACCGTTTCCGTTTTTGTTTAACTTTCCGTAGTTGATCTTCTTTGTCCATCCACGGATTGTAATAGTTCTGTTTACAATCTGTTTATTCCCTGTTTCCGGATCAATAAACTCCTGTGCACTCCGCGCGATGATCGGATTCTGGTCATTTGCTGCCACCTCCAGCATCTGCTTTGATGTGTTCGAAAACGGAATTTCTACGGTAACAGACTTGTACTGCCCGACCGTCGGAGAATCAACCTCTCCGGCGAATCCTGCCAGATTCAGCGTTGTACTCATATTTTCCAACTCAATCAAATTTATGCTGTCTGTCACTCCAACAATGCGATTTGCTGCATCGGCAGTATTCGTGTACAGATTAAAATTGCTTGTTTTGTCCGGAATCATTCCTGCTTTCATTCGTTATCCCCTCCGTAAAATGCTTTTTCCAAATCGCTTACGTCCCACACAAACTCTGCATCCATGCCTTTTGTAGTCGGATAATCCGCGTAGTGGACACGGAATTTTGAGTATCCTTCCTGTATCTGTTCGATCGGATTTTCATCTTCCCGAAATTCCATCTCTCCGCCTGCCAGGTAGTCCGGAACCATTTTTGACAGCATGTAGTTAAAATCATTTACTATGGATTTAATGGCTGCAGGTTTTGTATCCCGGCCAATCTGATATGCATAATCTGTCTTAAAACGGTTTTCCAGATAGTTACAGATTGCAACACCTTTGATCGACTTCTGGTTCTGCGCGGCCTCGTCCGGAAACGCCGCGCTGTTCTCACCGATAGTCTTCCACATATTCTGATACTTGTAGGATACAATTCCATACTGCATCAAGTAATTTGCGCACTGCTTTTCTGTATATAGCTTCCGTTCTCCATCTTCCGTGCAGATTCCCTCAATCATCGCCTCTGTATTGTCTGTGGATGTCGGAATTCCTGCATTCTGCATCATGGCATACTGCATATGTGCAGAGTATTCTGCAGATGCATAGATTTCATATCCCGCCATGACAACTTTCGGCCAGCAGATAACCGTCTGACGACCAAACACACCCAGCTTATCCTTCGCTGTCTTCGCGTCCTGAATCTTCTTTGTGGTTTCACATTCCAGATCCACTACCGCAGTGGCATTCAGGAGATCTCCTACCAGTTCCGCTTTTGCTTCCAATGCTGTAGCTACCGCCGGGTCTTTGGAATATTTTGGTGCAGAGATAATGGCCGGTACGATATTGTGCATCATATACACTTCATCCAACACCTCAATGCCGCTTCTCTTTTCGTTTTCGTCCACACCGCCGATGATGTCGGCTGCTTTTACCCCATCCGGATTCAGCTTTGTGTATCCGATCTTGATTGTGCTCTCTCCGCTCAGGCTTCCTGTTGTTGTAACCGCAACATCTACATATCCGCTCGAATCAAAAGAAGTCACGTAGTCTTCATTTATTTTTGCCGGTGTATCTCCTGCTGCTTTTGTAACGATTATGGAATCCAGTAAAATTCCCTCATCTTTGATATTCACACTGCCTTTTTCCAATGTATAGTCTTTTGATCCTACCGCCGTGACATGTTGTGGATTGTCTGGATCTAATACATTTACAAGCACAATCGGCGCAACCTTATATTTTTTCAGTGACGCAAAATACGTCTGCCATAAGGTGTATGCCGGGTTGCTGCACTTTTCGAAAAGTGCCTGCGCATCTGCAAGGTTTTCTATGATGATTGGTGTGTTTACTGCTGCCTGTGGCTCATCCAGCAAATTGATCGGCGCAATCCCTACTGCTGCCTGTGCAACTGTTGCCTTTTCAATCACGCGCGCAGAATTTGCCGATCTGGTTGTTTTTAATCCATATTTGTAATCTTCCACTTTTTACCCCCTACTCTGCCAGTTTTCTGGCGAAATTATTGTATGTGATATTTAACAGAGTCCCCTCTGTGCATACCGATTTTCTTTGCACCGGTGCAAATTCCATTTTTACAAACAGCTCACCCGCCGGTTCGTACATCTTTTTTACTTTTTCTTTCACTTCTTTCGGATCATAAGTGAAAATCTGGTTGCGTTTTACAACTCCTTTCACATCCGGTCCGATATACATGATCTGGTTCATATCAATTCTCCTATTCCTCTCATATCAATTTCTGGCAGCTTCCATTTCGTTATGTAGGCAGATTCATAAAAATTCGGATAGCAGTCCGGATTAAACCTTTTATGTACCTCGCGCTCCATTTCGTACTTTCCATCAATAATCCGTTTTCCTCGCAGATAGTAGTCGATCTGATTCATAAAGTTCGCAAGCATCAGTTCTCCCGTCTGGTTTTTATCATCATACAGATAAATACTGAGTATCATCTGTATTTCCACTATCATGTTCCCATCCTTATCGGTATCCTCATCCGCAATGACGACTGTGATGTAGTCCTCCTGTTCGTCTGTGTCCAGATCGTCCTTATATGGTTTTCCCTGCTTGTACACATGGAAGTTCTTCCATAATGTTCCATCCAGACGTTTCAATTTCATCTGTTTTAATTCCTGCGCAAGCGCTTTCTGCAGTTCAATGTCTGTCATCCTCTACCTCTTAAAATCTGTTCAATCTCGTGATCAATTCTTTTCTGTAGCATCTGATCTGTTTTTTCATGAAATTCTTCCATGGTATCTTCATTTTTGACAATCTGTGGAATCGCCGGTGCACTTCTTCCGATCAATGGAGCACTGCGATCGCTTGTTTCTCTCTGCAATACAAGCGTATTTCCACTTCTTGTCGACCGAATAAACGGCTTTGGATCTCTGTTTAACGCCGTCCACGCACTGGATTTTTCTACACTCGCGCTTATAAATGGCGGATTCGGTGCGTCTGCTCTGGATGATCGGATATTAAACCTAGGCTTTACCACGTTCTTTTGTCCGAATGTGTACAAGTTTCTATGCCTGTCGCTGTAAGTCAATACGGCTGTTGGATTTTGATATGTTGCTTTTGTCGTTTTCAGGGTTGCATTTACATCTCCCTGGTTAATCCTGTATCTGCTTCCTGTTCCCTGCCGGATCACTTTTGATCCTGTCATTGCTGCTCGGTTCGCTGCACGCGACATAACAACATTTGTTTTTTGATCCAGTGTCCCCAGTCTTCTGGATATTTCTTTCAATGTCGCTTCCACCGTAACCGCTTCGCTCATATTAAAACTTCCTCTTTCCAATCACCAGCTTGTACATTCCTTGCGTATGGCTCGCAGAAAGTACAAACATATTTTCTCCATCAAAATTAATCATAGCATTCGCGGTATAGCGTTTTCGTGCGTCTTTTTCCCGGATATATACTGTTATCCCTTCTGCCGAAACAAACTTTTCTCTCGGATTTATGGTATTCTGCTTATTTTTCGTGTTCTGCCCGTCTTCCTGATCTATGCCTGCAACCACAACAGTCACAGGCTTTCCATCAATCTTATGTTCGGTCGCGAATTCATCCTCGCAAAAAAACGTTTCGTCCAGGTCTTCCGCAAATGCATCCCTGAAATTATTCATCAGACTTTTTCCGCCGGATTCTTTGCTTCTTTTGTCTCTTTTGGCGCATCAGCAAGATAACCGCGGTCTTTCATCCACTTCTCATCCGTTTTGGAGAGACCTGTTACAGTCTCCCCTGGGTGGAAGGTTTTTCCTTTTGTTTCGATTGTTGCCACTGCAATCATTTGTCATTCCCCCTACTCTAACGTCTCCTGGTATGCGATAATAGTTTCCTTTAATTCATCCACCTTCATGTCCGTTGTAATCGGTGCTCCAATGGATGCTCCATAGGTTTGCAAGTCCGCTTTCTGCATTGCGTTGATCTCGGATTCTGTTTTCAGGCTTACGCCGTCATCAACCGGTTTCCCGGAATCAATCGATGTCTCAACCACCTGATTAGATCCACCCGACATTTCAGATACATTGTTGATATTTGCTACCATCCAACCATCCATGTCCAGCGGATACGGTACCGGTCTGGAATATACCTGCACTTCCATCAGGTTGTTATCTTCAGATTCTGTTACACGCGGCACCATCGGCTGTGCGTAGGAATGGAAACCGCTGCCTTTTTTCACGAATGTAACCTGTGCATATACTGTGGTTCCCATTCCCGGCTGCAAGAACGCGATCGTTCCGGCCGGAAGAAATTCCTTCACCGTTCCGTCTAAATCTTCATAGACTTCATCATATGTAAACATATTGAACACGGTACCGTTTACATTCAATGTTCCGTTGTATGCCACTCCATCCGGCAGCTTACTCTGGTCAATCTTTCCGGTATTGACATCTTTCTTGTTGTAATATTCCAAGAAATCTTTATCCGCCATAAACAGCATACTGACATCTCCGGTCATAACAATGTCCGCCGTCTTCACCCCACGCTTTTTCAGTATGCTCTCGATTTTGTAAAGCTCAAGAATCCGTTCCCGTGTGGTCATGGTTTTGAAGTCCTTGGAAAACTTGTACACATTGTCGAACGTTTTGTCGTAAAAGCGCAAACACTGTTCCTGATAGTTGGTTCCCTTTTCCGCATCCTGCGCAGATGCGAAATGTTTCATGATGACTTCGCCCCTTGTGATAATGTCGGTGCACATAAGCTCATGCCGACGCAATACTGACTTGCGAAGCTCGTCCATGCACTCTGCTTCAATCTCTTTTTCACGCTGTGCCGGTGATCTCCCGCTCTCTGGTGACTCTCCGAACGCTTTCTTCGCCAACATCTCCGCTGTGATCACCATCTTCGGAATGATGTACGGAGCATCTACATAGTCAGCCCTGTATCCTTCGCGTTCCATTACAATTCCATTGACGATTGGAGCTACGAACGGAGCCACCTTTCTTCCACCCTTCTTTGTCTCGATCAGTGCCCTTTCGGAATAATATGTTTTTCCATCCGGGAAATAACGGTCTTTGAAAAATGTAGCCACCGGATACATCTTTTTGACCGCATTGATCAGTGTTAATGTTTCTCTTACCATTTCTTCCTCCTCTACTTCAAAAAGATTCCTTTACTTCTAAATGTTTCAATGTCTGTTTCCGTAAGTGCCGGATCGCTCACAACCGCGCTCTTTTTAAACGCACCTGACGTAAACACCATAACCTCTGCCGATTCCGCTTTTTCGTCATAATTTACTTTTTCCGCCGCAATCACGCTTACGGTTTTGTCTGCCGCATGTTTGGAATACTTCCCGGTGCTTGCATCAAAATCAATCACTTCGCCTTTTTCAATCGTTCCAGCTGCGCCTTTTGCAATTGATACAGTTATGATTTTTCCATCCGCCGGATGTGATGCGTCATACAGTAATCCGCTGTTCTGCACTGTGTATGCTTCATTGATTAGATTTCCCATTGTTTTACACCCCTTTCCGACTGTTTACAAACGCCGCCATATCTTCGGCATCTGTGTTCTCTGGTTCTCCAGCTTCTCCTTTTCCAGCACCCACGTCTTCAGCTCCAGACTCTGCCGAGTCTTTCACAGCATCTTTGATATAGGCCTCTGCTTTCAGTTCTCCCTTTACCATTGCATCATACGCAAGGGTTTTCCCATCTACCTTGTTTTTCCCGTATTTTGCCTCGTTCAATGCTTCTGCCGATACGGTTTTAGCAATCGCATCAAGCGATTGAATCCGTTCGCGTTCTGCATCTGCTCCGCTCTGTGTAGCTTCTGCGATAACAGCATCCTGTTCCGCTTTTGCTTCTGGATTCTTTTGTAAGAATTCCTGCAATGTCATCTTTTCTCCTCCTTCTTTCTTTGCAGTGTCTTTCTCTGATTTATGCTCAATCAGATTTGCAAGCTCTTTCATTTTCTCTGCGGAAATCATTGGTGTTTCTGATGCAACCGCCTGCACTGCTGCACTTTTGTTATCTTTCATATATCCATCAATAAAACCGTATGAGATCGCCTTTTCTGCGCCCATATAGCTTTCCGCATCCATTAACGTCTGCAGTTCTTCTCTGTTTTTCCCTGTTTTGTTCACGTATGCATTCAAAATTCCTTCATCAATTTCCGCAAGCTGGTCTGCGCACTGGCGCATCTCGTTTTTGTTCATGTTGCCGGATGTCTGTCTCGATGCATTGTGGATCATTACATATCCCACCTCGGATATCAGGGCTTCATCTGCTGCACACACCAAAAGCGTAGCGGCAGAACAGGCAGTGATCACATGCGCACTTACTTTCCCTGCGTAATCTCTTACCGCCTGGTACATCTCAAACCCACTGGACACATATCCTCCCGGACTGTTAATTTCCAGTTCTACATCCTTACCACCCGCCTCCTCTAGCGCTTTCTGTAATTTCTTCGGGCACGCACATGGCATTCCCAGCCAATCGTAGATCCATGCATCTGCGTCTAATACAATCGGTCCTTTAATCTGTATCTTTCCCATCTTTTTCCTCCTGTTGTTCTCTCGCTTTTATAGCATCTGCAATGCTTTCATTCTCTTTTTTCAGCGTGCGGACATTCTCTCCAAAGTCGCTTCCATTCATTGCCACGCATTCATCCTCGTGTGTGGAGAATCCTTCTTTCACTCTTGCGATAGCTGCATCTACTTCCTGCACTGGATTCATGCATCCCTGCGCCGGTCCTGTCCAGGTTGCGTTGCAATAGGCTTTCCGGATTATCGGGTCCGAAAAAAATCCCGGTGCTTTGATCCGCCCTTTTGACACCGCTTCTGCCAGCCACAGGTTGTAAACTTCCTGGCAAAAATCTTGAACGAACCACTTGCGCCTCGTGGAAAATGCACGCCACGATTCATTCAAAGCTCCTTTGGATGCGGAAAAATTTTTCCCGAACTGCTTCATCAGCACTTCTGGCGCGACCTCCAGTGCGGCACCAATCTGCATGGTCATTGTTTTCATAAATTCCGCATAGTTATTCGATGGATGCGTGGATTCAACCGCTTTCACATCTTCGCCCGGTCTCAGGTAAGATACCGTGCCTGTGCCAATATGTACATCCCCGTTTTCGGTTGTTGTTTCTTCATCTTCTCCACCATATCCATCTATCCCATTTCCGTCATCCGTACAGATAAACACAGCGAAAAGCGAATTTACTATTGCCGCCATCAATTCTGCGTCCGAAAAACGTGTGGTCTGCTTTAGTGTTTTTATTACCGGTGCCAGGAACGGCACCCCGCGATACTGTTCCGCTGTTTCCGCGTTAAAAATATGCAGTATATTCGGGTTTCCTGTCCGGTTCCCACGCTTTTCTACTCTTGTCCAGTCATATTTTCCTCCAAAATTATCCTCTCCTGGGAAAAAGGAGCTAATGTGATAGGCTACCACTTTCCCGTTCTGGTCAATTTCAATGCCATTCATGATCCGGTTCCCGTTTTTCGCTTTTTCATCGTATCCACTGTAATCTCCGTCAAGTGTTCCCGGAGTTGATACACGATCCGCAAGCACCAGCTTTAGCCTTAGCTGATATGGCATGTTTTCATTCTCTTTTTCGTACCGTATTAATACAAATTCTTCCCCGTTTTTTAGCCAGTCCGCGAACGCAATCTGCTGCAATTCGTAGAAATTGTTCAGATCTGCAGTATCGCACTGTGTACTTTCCGCCCAAAGAGCAAATTCGCGTTTGATCTGATCACTTAAATTTTTCCCTTCGTCCGCTGTGAGTCCAAGAAACTCATAGTCAATCTTTGGTTTTGGTATCAGTCCCGGGCCAATACAACTTGTCTTTGTCGAATTGATGGCCGCCGCACCAATCGGCGCATTCATTGCCAGATCCCGTGTGCGCTGTCTTAGTGTCTTCCGGTTTTCTTCGATGTCAGATTTCGGTGACAGGCTCTCGTCGTGATAGCTTTTTGACCACGTTTCTGTGTGACTGGCTCCGCCATTTCCGTATCCCGAATTCATAAACTGCTGCACATACGACCTCTGCGCGCGGGCCGCTGCTGTGTTCGTCCTTAGCCGTTCCAGTTCGTTCTCTCGCTTTGCCGCTTCTAATTCTTTTTCCTGATTCTTTTTATCAAACCATCCTCTGATTCCCATATACTCCTCAATCCACCGGTATTACACGCTTTGCAATGCGCCGTGTGCTTCCGGTCTGTTCGTATGCGTTAATTGCGGTTTCCAGTTCTTTGATTTCTGCGTTTATTTCTTTCAGACTGGCGCGTGTCAGCTGGTTCGTTCCAATCGAATACGACTGACCACCCACGAGGATTTTCTTTTTTGCTTTCTTAAGGTCTGCCAGATCTTCCAGTGCCTGTTTGTAGTCTTCTTTGTTCCGGATGATCACAATTCCATCCCCCCTATCGTCCTGCGTACAGTGGTTTTTTTCTTTCTCTGTACTCCTGCAACATAGTTAATTCCATTTTCCAGTTTTGCTTCCAGTGCATCCCAGTTTGGTCTTAGGATTTCTTCCACCACATAATTGTAGTTAAACAGATCCAGTGGCTCATTTCTCGCACCGCTCTTTTTTACCCATACCGGCTTGTATACTCCATTGACTTTTTTCACGATTTTTGATTCAGATGTCAGACCTTTGTAGTATTCGTTTCCGTAACCCCTTCTGGTATCTTCCGGGTAATGGCAGTATCCCGCTCCCGGTTCCTGAATCTTCAGTCTGTTTGTGATGTCCTCTTTTCCGGAGTCAACTCCGACAATCTGGATCACTGTATGATCCACTACAACTTTCTTTCCATTCGGTCTTTCCTCTGTGATTTCTACTACAGTCTTTTTGTGCAATAACAAAAGATCCGCTTTTCCAGCATATCCTTTTACACCATAGCATTTCTTTCCTTTGGCTTTCATCGTCTTGATCCACTTGTATACACTGTTGGTATGATGTCCTCCTGTGTCGATTGCAAACCCTGCTATTCCAAGTTCCCTGCCATCTTCAAAATGGAATACCTGTGATAAATACTCCTCCAACTCATCCCATATGGCTTTTTTAACCAGATCTCCATATAGTTCTGTCTTTACAATCCCCCAGGTCTCGTATTCCCGCGCCCATCCGCGCACTTCAATCTCGAAGCGATCGTCCTGCACATCAACGGCCGCTGTCAGCAATATGACTCCATCCGGCAGATCTGCATTGTAATGTTCTGCCCGTGCCTGCAGAGTTTCGTCGCTCACTGCATTATCTACGTGTTCCGTCTCGTCCCATGTTTCACCTAATACTGTATTTACAAATACTTTCAGGTCCTCTGGATCATGATATTTTTTTAATCGCTCATTTGCGCTTTTGAACCGGTCGATAATATCCTGCCATTCTACAAAAGGACTTGCCAACTGGTTCAGCCGGAAGCTCCTGTTCCTCTTTCTTTCCGGATGCTTTGCAATCCACTTATGCTCACTCTGTTTCCAGCGCATTTCCGAAATCAGGCATCCGCAGGATTCGCACGCCATAGACACAGAGTCAAAATCAATTCTCTGAAAGCTGTATGGCTGCCATGCTCCACATTCCGGGCACTTCGCACTCCATACTTCCTGCGAGCCTTTATTGTATGCATCTTCGATCTTGCTTCGTCCCTTTACGGTCGGAGTCGATGTCTTTATATATTTTTTATTCCAATAAGACGTCGCACGGGTTTCGGCCAGAATTATCGGGTTTCCCTCACTTCCTGCACTCTCCGGAAATCGGTCCGTCTCATCCATCCAGATAATCCGTCTTGGATCGGATGCAAGAGAGGACGGGGAGTTTGCACCGCTCAACGCGATCGTTCCTCCCGGATAACTTTTCAGTGATATCGTATTGTTCGATCCACGCGCTTTCGGATCTGCAACTTTCTCCCGAAGTTCCGGAATATCAGCAATCATCTTTGCAAAACGCGTTTTCGAAAATCGTTCTGAATCCGCAATCGTTGGCATTACAAGCATCTGTGTGGCCGGCTCATAATCAATGTAATATCCAATCCCACACATCACTATGGTTGTCTTTCCTACCTGCGAAGATGCCATAACAGATACCGAAGTTACTTCCGGATCGGCAATCGCATCCATAATCCCTTTCTGAAACGGAATGGTATCGGACGAATATCGTCCTGCCTCACTGCTGCCCTCCGGAAGCACCATGTGCCGATCCGCCCACTGGCTGATAGACATTTCCGGTCTTGGCCGCAGGTTTTCCGTAAGATCGCACATAAACTTTACTGTGTTATAACTCACACTCATTTCAAGTCATCCTCCAGTTGCGCGATCGCATCTTCCGGAATTTCCACATGTTCGTCTGAGTAAAAGTTCTCCGGCTTGTAATCTGCCAATTCCGCCAGCGCTTTACTTATCTCTGCTTTTAGCACCGTCTGTATTTCAACCTTGTTTTTTCCTTCCAGTTTCCGTGCAAGTTTTGCCGGGAGCGCGTCCATTTTTGACTTGAATTTAGCAAACATATCCGTCATGACACGCGCCACATCTTCCGACTTGTGCACCTGTCCGCGGATCAGCTGCAATTTAATCTCTGTGATCAGCCGCTTGCTATGTTCATGCAGTGCCTTTTCGTTTTCCAGACTCAATTCGTCCTCGCTGTCTTCCACGGAAAACCCGTTTTTTCCAGCGTTTGCAACCTTCAGCGCTGTGATATACCCCTTTGCCGATTCAAAGAGAAAATATTTGCCGTGAGTGTCTCGCTTCACAATTCCCTTATCTGCGAGATCCCGAATCGTCCGCGCCTTTACTCCCAGTAAGGATTCCAGTGTTCTGGACGGTACGATGATTGACGTGTAATCCAGTTCGTTTTTTTGTGCTGCCATTGTTCAAATTTCGGCAATGACCATTAAAAAATTATAATAGCTAGTCGAGCCTTGGGCTATCGCCGACCCACAACGCTCTATTTCTCCAAAAGAACCTATCAAAATTTGTGAGCTTTTTGTCTTTCCAACCATTATTTTCGTCACTGTCTCTCCTTTCTTCTTTTTCTCCAATCAGGCGCGAACCGCTGGACAATCAGTCGGTACGCGCCAAGAGAGGGCATAAAAAAGACAGCGCCACATCTGTGACGCTGTCCGTGTACATTTTTGTACGTTACCATTATAACACGTATAGAACCGAACAAACCGAACACTTTTATTTTTCCCTTGCATTTTTTCTGTCAATCTCCCGGAGTGCTCTTGATGCCGCTATCCGTACCGCATCTCCTGTATATCCGGCCCCCATCCTTTCTGCCACCTCCTGCCACTTCAACCCGTCTTGGTAGTGCAATCGTAAGATTAGGCGCTTTTCTGCACTTGCCACGTTTGCGATGCAATCTTCCACTTGGTTAATCGTATCGATCAATTGCGCGTTGATCTGCTGTAACCTATATTTGTTATCCAGCAGTGCGGTCTTTGATCTGCTATACGCTTCCGTGTTTCCTTCCACCTCATATCTGTGTTTCCCGCCTGCTCCGCCATAGACCGTTCCCATGGTTTCCGTGCGATTTAGTCTCTCCAGGCTTTGTTTTATCCCTTCAATTCTGTATTCAATATCCAGTTGTTCCCGTTTCAATGCGCCATACTGTTTTACAATTCCGCTGTCCATGGTATAGTCTCCTCCGTTTTTCACGGCATCTTGTACTGCTGCCCTTTGTAATTCTTATTGTTTTCTGTGCCTATGGTGTATCATCTTCTTTACTGCCGTTTGTTCTCTTTCTACTATCATCCGTTCTAGTTCTCTCGTTTTCCGTTCTTTTTCTTTCTCTGTCAGATGTAGTATTCTCCATTTTGCATATAATTCGCAGCTGGCATGGCAAGTCGGAGAGCGTTGTTTGCAATATCTACACGGTATTTCATCTCTCATCCTGTTCTCTGTCCTCTTTCTATTGTTCTTCTTTGCCTGGAGTGACGGCTTATGATCTGCATTTCCGCTTTGTTATCTAAGATCACCATCCAGTTTTCTGGTCGCAATCCTCTTTTTGTCATAAGTTCTTTTTGTTCTCTCGTTGGTTTCTTTGGTTGTTTCAACTACTGCTGCCCCCTTCTTTCATGCTTTATTTCCGATGTTTCAATCGCCATTTACGCCGTCTCCTTACCATCCAAATATCGCATATCCAGGCATCAAACCGTACTCCGGCACATCACGCAGAATATACACGATGTTTCTGCCGGTCTCGCGCCCGGTATACTTCTCGCCGTCCCACTCTTTCAGAATAACTGCATCACCTATTTGTAAATCATCCTCATCCTTGCGGATTTCAAACTTCTTTTTGTCGCGGATAACCGCATCAAAATACTTCGGTGCTATCTTTTTTTCTACGATTTTACGCATTATCTACTCCACCGCCTTTCACAATCTCGATTGCTTCAGTTGTAATCATTTCTTCTGGTTTCCCTGTATGGCTCCGGCAGCGGCATCCAAGCATTCACGAACATATCGTATTCTATGTAGCTTGTATCATCGTTCACCGGATAAAATGACCCGTTTCCATCCTTGTCCGTTTCGTATCTTCCAACATCTGGATGTGGGAAGTTTTCAAATGACACCAGAATATAGTTATTGTTTTCCGGCAATCTTTCCTCTAGCAAAATCCATTTATCTTTTTCCATACGTCCTCCTCGCCTATTATATCTTCATTCTGCTAATAGCAGGTGCAGACACTTTCGTTTATACTCCTTAAGCATTTCTATCACTTTTTCTTCTTCCCTTATGTTTCTATCCGCTTTTTCCAATGCTTCTACTATTTTTTTCTGTCTTTCCATCGTCTCTAATCGGATTTTGAGGTGTTTCACTTCCTCAAACTTTAAATTTATACCCGTTTTGTATCTCTGTAAGAATTCTTCCATTCCGTATCTAATCTGGTAAAATAAATACTTGGAGTTCACCCCCTGTTTTGCTGTAAATTTCACCCAACCACTTTCCGCTCGAACGCCATGCTCTACATACAATACATCCCCATTGTTCGCTGATAATCTAATCATAATTGTTCCTGGATTTAGCAATTCTCCAGCTTTTGTACGCTCAACCCTTGCCACATCTTCAATCCCTTTGATTTGCATTCAGAATTTCCTCCCACAGGCCTATCATCTCACTCAATTCTTTTTGCGATTGTTCATTTGTTCCATACATTTGTTTTAACATTTCACACATTTCTTTTTCTGACTGCCGCATTTCTTTTTCTGTTCGGATAATGCCTCTCAAAATTTCCGTAATCGGTGGTAGTTCTTCTTTTTCATAGGTATCTATGTATCTCGGAATATTTAGGTTATAGTCGTTTTCCTTTATTTCTTCCACGCTTACTTTACGTGAATATTTATCAATATCTTCCCTCGTCTCCCACGCCTTTACGATCCTGCCAGGATTTTCAATCAAATTTTGCTTTTGTTCTTTCTTAAAATCCTTTGAAGCGTCCATGATAAAAATGCTATCGCTCGGTTCTTTTTGTAGCGCCATAATCACAACCGGTATACTTGTATTTAAAAACATCCTATCCGGCATTCCGATAATTCCTCTTATCGCTTTATCATCTACGATACGTTTTCTTATATCCCTCTCTCGTCCACCTCGGAATAGCAATCCGTGCGGCACAATTGCAATCAATTTTCCTTTCGGATTCAGCAAGCTATACCCATGCATCAAAAATGCATAGTCCGAAAAATTCCGTGGTGGAAGTCCCCAAAGGAAACGCCTGTCCTCTTTGTATGCGTCCACATCTTTCCATTTATACGAATACGGCGGATTCATCACCACTGTGTCATATGTATTCCATTCCTGATCTGATTCCTCTACCTTTCCAAACTGTTCCCCCTTTTTTATTCTGTATACTCCGTACACATCTCCTGTTAAGCAATCCTTATTTACCACCTCTGCATCCATGTTTCTAATCGCCAGATTTATCAACAATAGTGGTATGGCACTCTTTGCGTATTCTTCTGCGTGGAAAAAGCTATTTGGGGTTTTCACCCACATTTTTATTGTTAACGTACCAGTTCCTGCACAGATATCCGCAATTTTGTTTCCCTTCCCCACCATACCTGCCATAACTTCTCCTAGGCATGCTGGTGTGAAGTCCTGCTTTAGTTTTTCCCTGTCCGCCTGATTATTTTCGAAATATTCTCTAAATATATCATCCGTCAAATCCGGTTCTGTATCCATTATCTTTCTGAAAAGCTCCTCGCTGTCCTTATTTAATTTCTGCATTGCTCTTTCCGGAAGTTCCCAACACTCTTTTATTCCAAAAATACTTTCAATTTGTTCTCTGTTGATTGTTCTCCCCCTCCTGTATTGATTCATCAACAACACCATGTTTCCTAACCACCGGTGCATATTTCTGTGCTACGTATTTCCCATACGACAATCCACAGGCTCTTGCCCGCTTATTCTGGTCTGTAAGCGTAGATGTTCGTTTTTTCTTCTTTTCTTTTTGTCTCCTGCTCTGTTCAGTTTTTTGTCTGTCCTTTTGTCTTTTCCAGCTGTAAGCTGTCCGGCATTCCGGGCAACAATGTTTTTGCCTGTTGCACACAGGCTCAAATTCTTTCCCGCAGTTTTTACACCTTTTCACTGCTGCTCCTTTCCCCTCCTGCATGGGTAGCAGGAGGTAAATTCATGGCTTTCGTGATATCTATTTCATCCCTTTTTAGGTCAAAAGGCTATCTTGTTTTGTAGAGGTAATCTTCAATCTCCCCTGCCAGATCCAATGCTCCGGCGCGCCCTAATGCAGTTGACGCCCTGGTGAGCAGTTCTTTGCTTTTTTCTTTCTGTTTCCGTGCATACCACTGGTCTCGCTGCTTTTTCGTATAAAGCAATTCTGCTCTTGGATACTTCCCCGCGCAGTCTCTTTCGTATGCTTTCGCGACAGCCGAGGCATGCTCGGTACTTGGCTTTAACAGGCTTTCCAGCTCTGGCGATGTGATCCGTGTGTCCTTTCCGTCTACCTCTGCATCCCGTACCATAATTTCCAACCGTGCCGCCAGATCTTCAAGATACCGCTGCACTTCTTCTTCGGATTTTATAATCCCCATCATTGATGTTTCTAAGTTTTCCCGGTATTCCGCTCCTGTCAGTTCCCGTTCCATCCCCAGGATATTCTCCTGAATCTCATGCATTGGGTATTTCGGATCTGCGCAGTAATACAGTGCTTTCCTCGCATCTGCACTCCGGTTCTCAAATGCCGGGTAGCAGAATCCTTCATGCGGCTTCCCGATGATCCACTTCCGGTCAAGTTTCTCAATCTTGGTTTCCTTCATCTCCAAGTTTGGCTTTTCCAACGTTGTCGGGCATATTGCACAGGTGATAAAGTTATACGTTTCTTCCGACTCATCCAGATCTTTCCCATCACTGGTACGGCTCATGATGTCATATGCCCCATAATAGAGCAAAGCCGTGTAATTCCCGGTAACTGACAGATTATCCACAATGTTTTCCCACACACTTTCCAGCACTTCTTCGTCCATCAGCTTTCCGGTCGCAATGTTCCTCCATTCGGTTACGGTACCCACCCCTTCATCGCTCTCTTTCAGTTCCAGGTTCTTTTCCCCGATGCTTTTCGGCTGGAAGATCTCTTTTGCAATATCTAAATATTTAAAAAATTCCTCATCCGGCAGATTTAACATTTCCTTTGGTGGTACGATGCAAGTAATCCGGTTATCCACCACGTAGCAAGCTGCTACATGGGTGTACGGGCATCTGTCCTGTGTATGTAATCTCTTAATCTCTAAAACATCTTTCTGTGTAATCATGACTTATCTCCTTCCATCAGGAAAAATCCCTGCCCGATCTTGTCTTTATGCGGCTTTCGGTCTTCTTCCGTTAAATAATTCATCCCAAAAATGTCGCTGAACGACAAATCTGGATAATGCTGCTCAAACGCAATCTGCGCCTCCTTCTGTAAGAGTCTCATATTGTTAATATTGTTATGTACTGCTTCCGGTCCTTCCCGGTGATGATAGATACACAGCCGCACTTTTAAACCGTACTTCTCGGACAGTTTCCGATTTGCTGTTCCGCCGATTGCATGATGCTCCTCTGTGTATTTATCCCAGCAATCGCCGTTTAGTTTCTGGCAGAGGTAGCAACTGCTGCCCCTGCTCCGGTCGTATGGTTGCATGATACTTTTCATACCTTCGCCTTTTTCATAAAATCATTTATTATCTTTTCTTCCATAGCCGTATCTTTCTTTTCTGCCTGTTTCATGTACCATTCAATCACTTTTCCAAGATCCCTCGCTTTTACCACCCATTCTTCGGCATCATTATCCTTTGCCCGCTTGGAATTACCTATTAGTTCTTTCAACATTTTAATCATTTCGTCCTGCATCTACTCTCTCCTTTACCGTTTTTAACAGTGTTTCCAGTTCATTCACCAGTTTGCTCCAGTCTTTCACGTAGACATATTGTTTCAATTTGTCTATCTTAACCAAAATATCAAGCTCACTTTGTTTTGTATTCTCCTTGGTTTCTTGCACTTCCATGTCCGTATTTACCACTTCCATCTGCCCCGGTAACTGCTGCTCCGGTTCTTCCGGTGTGTTCTCTTTCGGTGTGCGCTCCGGTTCTTCTTCCGGAATCGGATCTGGTTCCGGCATGCTCGGCTCCACACTGTGGATAGTTATCTGTTCTGGCTTTTGTGGTTCTTCCGGCTGTGTCTGTTTTTCTTTTTTCTCTGGTTCTTCTGCTTTCGTTTTTCCGTAGAATTTCTCCCAC